ACTGCGTTAAGGTGTATCGCCAGATGGAATCTGACCCGCTTATTCACGGTGCTCTCTTTGCTATCAGGCAGTTCATCAAGTCATCCGAGTGGAAAGTTGAAGAGTATAAAGGGCAGGACAAGCCTAGAGATGCTGCTCAACAGAAGATCTTCTTGGAGCAATGTATTGATGATCTTAACACTCCGTGGTCAACCTTCCTAGACAATGCTTTAAGTATGCTCGTGTATGGCTTCTCAGTCCATGAGATATCTTATAAGCGCCGTAATGGATGGAAGCGTAGCCGACGTGATAGATCCAAGTTTAATGATGCAAAGATTGGCTGGAGAGGCTTTCCTATCCGCTCACAAGACACCATCACTGAATGGGGTTTTGATAAGTGGGGAGATGTGAACTGGGTACGACAAGAAGACCAATTCAGAGGAACTGATGTAAAGATCCCTGAAGACCGCTTCATGAACTTCCGAGCTTCCACTTACAAGGATAACCCTGAAGGACGTTCTATCCTTCGCAGCATCTACCGTGGTTACTACTCCCGACGCAATGTAGAGATTCAGGAAGGTATTGGTATTGAGCGTGACCTCTCAGGTCTGCCTATTATCAAGATTCCTTCTGAGTACATGTCAGGAGACGCTACAGAAGATCAGAAAGCCATTGCTAATATGTACGCTAACATTGGTAACAACTTGAAGCGTAATGAGCAAGGCTATGTGCTGATGCCTTCAGACATCTATGGTAATGGCGAGAATGCTTCTGGGGACAACCTCTTCGAGATTGAACTTCTCAGTGCTTCTGGTAATCGCCAAGTAGATACTACTCAGGTTATTGGTAGGCTTAACCAGACAATGATGCAGGGGATGCTCACAGACTTCCTTCTGCTGGGCGGCTCTGTAGGGTCTTATGCACTCTCCTCTAACAAGGTGATGGCATTCACCACTGCTATTGAGTCCTACCTAGATGTCATTGCTGAACAGTTTAATGACAAGGCTATTCCCCTCCTTTGGGAGCTGAACGGCATGGACCCTGCAAAGGCTCCTAAGCTTGTTCATACAGGTGTTGAGAACATCGACCTAGAGATCCTCGGTAACTTCCTCAAGAATGCTGCTGCCGCTGGTGTTATCACTCCCGATGATGAGCTTGAAGATGCTATCCGTGGTCGTGCTAACCTTCCCTCCCGTAATGATGGTACTGACGAGGAAGCTCAGAAGCGAGCTGCTCGTAGAGAAGAAGCTAATCAGCGTGACAAGGTAGCCACGTCACAGGGCATGGAAGAACAACCATCTGAGGAGGACTAATGGCAGAGAATAGTCCTTACGAGGAAGAATCTGAACAGATTGACTCTGTAAACGAAGAGCTTATTATCCTCCTCCTGTTGGCCCTCAAGAGAGCTGCTGAGGAGGATAACTTCGATAGTATGCAGGAGACGTTCCAACGAGAGGTTAGTGAGATTATTCCTACGCTCACTCTCGCAGCCTACACAGTCTTGAAGGCTGTTGTGCCTCGTACTGAAAAGGAGTTGAAACTTAAAGGGTTGTCCTTTGACTTCTCTGACAGCTCCTTCATGGAACGTATCAGTAGTGCTCTTACAGACAATCTCGAACAGGTTCTTCTCACCAACGAGAACATGTACACCTACCTACGCCAACAAGCTGACGTTAGAGTTTGGTCTCAAGAGGAGCTTACCAGTCGCCTTAAGAGATACTACGGACTCACTCCTACGCACACTAAGACAGTGCTGACGATGGAAGATGCCCTAGCTCGTGAAGGCGCTGCAAGGCGAACTATCAAGACGAAGACTAATCAGCGTATTGAACAGTTGGTTGATTGGCGTAATGAGCTGATCGCTGACAGTGTGACAGTGGATGCTATCCAAGGCACTAAAGAAGCTCTCTTCAGATACTTCCTAGACACTGGACAAGTTAATCGTGATTACGTCAAGCAATGGGTAGCTGTTATTGATGATAGAACTTCCGATATCTGCTTAGGGCTTAACGGTCAAGAGGCTGAACTAGATGGTGTCTTCACAGGTGGTTATTTATGGCCCCCTGCACATGGTCACTGCCGTAGTTCTATTCGGTTAGTTAAGAGGAGCACATAATGAAGAAGGAAGAAATTTCAAGCCTCTTTGGGGAGTTTCTGGAGAAGCACTTCGGAGGCCCATCTGAAGAGCACCAAGGTGACTACCAAGGTATTGCCAAGGCAGCCGACGAAGATAAGATGCACTTCACAGCAGTTGTCCTTCGTCCTGACGTAGTTGATCTTCACGGCGATATCTATGACGCTGACGTTGTAGAAAAGGCTTGCCATGAGTACAACGAGCTGTGCCGCCAAGCTAATCTACAACACCTTGTGCAGACAGAACTTGCAGTCCCTATCGAGTCTTACATCGCAAAGTCAGACTTCGAATTGGGAGATGGTCAGGTACTCAAAGGTGATTGGGTCATGACTATGAAAATCAAAGACGATGCAATCTGGAAGATGTGCAAAGATGGCACCTTCACAGGATTCTCTGTAGGTTGCACAGGACTAACGGAGGCTCTTAATGGATAACGCCAAACGACGTATTAAGAAGTTTGATTTCAGTGCTGAAGGCGCTCATTGCGCTCTTGTTGACAAGGCAGCTAACGCCCAGACAGTTCTAGTGATGAAAGCTGCTACAGCTACTCTTACAGTCCCTGTTATGGAGTTCCTCACTCGGTATGTAGGTTTGTGGTATGACGATGCTGAGATGCTCGCGGGAATGATGGGTCTTACCAAGGAAGATATAATCCGAGAGGACTATCCCGAGACTTGGGAAGAAGCCGTCCAAGAGAATCTGGATAAAGTAACCCTTCAGAAATCTGAACAGGCGGGACGGATCAAGGAGACGTTTGAAGATTACCTCTCTAAACGTTCCAAACAAGCTTTGGAGACTACCTCCGAAGAAGCTGTGTCTTCGACAAAGGAAGGCGCAGAGGAAATCAATGTCGAAGACAATTCATCAGTAACTAACGAGGTAACTAAAATGACTGATAAGACCGAACTGACTCTTGAAGAGCAGATTCAGAAAGCTGCAAACTCTATTGTTGAGTCTCGTGTAGAAGAGCTTGAAAAGGCTTACACAGCTAAAGCAGAAGCTGTCCAGAAAGAGCTGGATATCCTGAAAGCTGCTGAAGAAGCTCGCACCGAGCATCTCTATCTGGCCAAAGCTGACAAGCTGGCTGTTCATCTCGGTGAAGAAGCTGACAAACCTGCTATTGCCAAGGCATTCCGTAAAGCTGAAGCTGACGAAGAGCTGAACGTTCTCGTTAAGGCTCTCGAAAAGATGTCTGAAATGAAAGCTCAAGAGCCGGTCCTGGAAGAGATTGGCAAGTCTGCCACTTCCGAGCAAGAGATGGATGACGAGGCCACCATTGAGTCTATCTCTAAGAAGCTTCAGAAAGAAGAAGGCCTGTCCTCTTCTGCTGCTTACGTCAAAGCGTTCGAACAAGTTCACGGCGAATAATCAATCTCCATAAGAGGATTTAAATAATGGCTTATAATATCGACACTATCCACGACTACGGTAATCTCCCCTTCGTCGAGGACAACACTCTGGCTGATGCCCGTGGCAAGTTCGTTGTAGTCGGCACTGATGGTGTTGTCACTGTCGCTGCCGAAGGCACCAAGGCTGACGGTAATCTCCGTAACAACCCTAAAGTTCCCGAAGTTCCGGCTGTCACTATCGGCGGCTTCCCTTACGTTCTGGCTTCAGAGGATCTCGTTGTGAGTGACCTCGTAGCTGTCGGCGCAGACGGTGGTGCTAAAGTTGCTACTACCGGTGATGCTGTTATGGGTAAGGTTCTCGATGGCGCTCTCGCTGGCGAGTTTGCCCGTATCACCATGCAAGACGGCGACCTGACCGCTTCCTAATTCCAAATCCAAGGAGATTAATTAAATGCCTAAACTTAATACCGCCACTGATGTCAAGCGTTTTGACAAGTATCTGACTAACTTCTCTGTAGAGCTGATGCAGAATGAGTCAGTCTTCAAAGCGCATCGCATCCTGCCGACAGTTCCGGTACAGCAGCGTTCTGACTTCTTCCGTATCTACGATCAGGGCGCTTTCCTGACTCCGCAGATGAAGCCGCTGGCAGATGGTACTCAGACTGCTGCAATGGACTACAGCTACACCGAAGGTCAGTACGCCATCAAGACTTGGGGTCTCCATAAGGATACCGGCCCGCAGACCTACGCGAACGCTGACAGCGACCTCAATCTGGATCGTCGTACCGTTTCTGCGCTGACTCGTCAAGGTCTTCTGCACCAAGAAATCCAGTGGCACCAAGCCATGTTCGGTACAGGTAAGTGGTCTACCGATCTGCAAGGTGTTGCATCTGGCCCGTCTACCGGTGAATTCATTCAGTTCTCTGATGCTTCTTCTGACCCGATTGGCGTCATGAAGTCTGCAATCACCCAGCAGCAGATCCTGTCTGGTGGTTTCCGTCCGAACGTTCTGACCATGCCGCGTCAGGTGTTTGACACCCTGTCTGACCACCCTGACATTATTGCTCGTCTGGATCGCGGTCAGACCACCGGTACTGCAATCGCCAACGAAGCTTCTATGGCTGCTCTGTTCGGTCTGGAAGAAGTTGTTGTTCTGGATGCCGTTGTCAATCAAACTGGTGCTGCTGGCGCTAATGAGATTCTGGGCACCAAAGGCATGCTGCTGATGTATCGTGATAGTGGTGCTGGTCTGGAATCCCCGACCGCTGCTGTTCGTTTCGAGTGGGCACGTCTGAGCCAGTTCCTGACTCTGGGCAACGCCATCTATCGTTACGAGCATCCGCTGGCAGAAGGCACCATTCGCCACGAGATCAAACAGGCATTCGATTACCGAATCACTGCCCCTGATCTCGGCACCTTCTTCGCCGACGTTATTGCGTAAGCCTAGTAGGTAACTTGATAGCCCTCTCTAGGTTTCTGGGGAGGGCTTCTACGTTTAGTTTCTCGAAGAGTTGCTAAACCTAGACAATAACTTTCAAGGAGGTTCTTAATGCGTCCCTATCGTATGTATGACCCGAAGGCTCAGTTCCACGCACTGCGTTCCTTCAAGTGTGGCGGAGTCAATTACAAGCGTGGTGATAAGTTTGACATCGGAGAGATTTCTGCACGACATCGTGTAATCTTCTTCCAACAGAGCATCATCGGTTACGCTTCCGACTTCACATATAACAAGTCTTCTGTGAAAGAAGTAGAGATTGAAAAAGAAGCTCCTGCTGAGCCAGCTAAAGAGGAAGCTCTTGTAGAGGAGACTCCTACAGAGTCCTCAGATAGCGATGTAGCTACCGTAGTAGTGGATGATGAAGACGACTTCCAAGTTGTCTATAAAGGTGTTCAATTTGAAATCAACCGTAACCAGATCCGGGAAGACGGTACTCTGACAGCGGGTGCTCTGAAGTCTTACAAAGCAGCTATTGCTTAAAGGCTTTGCTGTGGGGTGTGTACTTGATAGTTATGGAGCAGAAGTCTAATAGACGTTGAGATGCCACCCCACCATCTCCTGTTCCGCCTTATTATAAGGGTCGCCCAAGGAGAGGAATAATGAGCTTTACTTACACAGGTGACTTGTCAGATCCTGTTCAGTATGTCCGCTTTAGGATCACTGACACGATTGAAGAAGTTGCTAACTATATGGATGAAGAGATCCAATACTTCATTGATCAGCATCCTTCTCCACAGACTCAACGGCAGCTCGACAAGGTTAGCTATCAGCTACTCCAGAACTGGATTATGAAGCTTCTGTCGAGTCCTTCCCGTGAGCGCGCGGGTCAGTACGAACAGTATTTTGCGTCAGCAGATGCCTTGAAAGTATTGGCTGACCAGATAGCTGACCAGATAGCTTCAGGGAACACTCCTTCGGTGAGAGCCGGTGGGATCAGCCGTGCAGAGGTTTGTGCAGAGCGTCGTAACCGTTCCACTACAGATTTCACATGGCACAAAGACATGTTCTTTGATAATGAATGCCGTGGAGGTTCTTGTGGCTACGATGACGACCTTATCGTATGAAAGACCAACTAGACCTCTCCGGCTTAAAGAAACTCCGTAGCCGCCTAAAAGAAGCCTCACGAGGAGAGATCCAGTGGGGCTACCCAGAAGCATCTGATATGCACTCTGACGGGATGTCTCAAGGACAACTCGCAGAGTGGCTCAATGATGGTGTACGTGATGGAGACGGTGGCTGGAGAATCCCTCCGAGACCGGCATTGATGCAGTCTGCGCTCACTGTAAAAGGCGCTATAGAGAAAGACCTACGTAGAGACGCTACCAAGTTCTTCGAAGGTTCTAGCTCTGTTAAACAGTTCAAACAAGACGTTGGGAGCTACTTAGTAGAAGACTTCCAAGACACTATGAGGAACTGGGTGTCTGTGGGAAGTGAAGCCCCTGATAACGCCGCAAGCACTATCCGTAAGAAGGGCTTCAACAGTCCCTTCACAGAAACTGGGGAGCATATACAGGCTGCCACATTCATACTCACATAGGAGGTCTGATGAGCATTGCAAGGTATGGCCTTATCAGGCGTCAACCCTTCACTGTCAAGCGTACTTCCGCTGGAGGCTATGTTGACGGGCGCTGGGTAGAGGGCACCGAAAGCACCTTTGAAGTAAAAGCTATTTGGTATCCTCTAAAGGGTAACGAGAAGATGATGCTTCCAGATGCTTTCCGTTCCAAGTACACCATCAAGATTCAGTCCCTCACAGAACTCTACTCTCTTCGAGAGAAAGACTCTACAAGTCCTGATCAGATATTCATAGATAACTATTGGTTTGAGATTCAGGAGAGAGACAAGTATTCAATGCGT